TTAGGAGGAATAGGAAGAAGCACATTTCCTAAATAAAAATAATATGCCATAATCTCCTCCTTCTATTCATGTATTCCATCAGATACATATTCTAATTCTTCTTCTAATCTAGAAGTTAATTTATTTGTTACTTGATCTACAATTCCATCTATATCTTGTTCTCCATTTATATTGTTATTGTTTGTCAAGTTTATTGTTAGTGGTACTGTTGTAAATCTATTAATAGTATCCCTTTCAGCTAGATCAATCAAATATTTCAAATCTTCTTCTGATATATCTTTTGTATTATCAGCAATGTCCTTTGTATTACCTGCTATATCTCCAAGAGTTCCATTCTTTGATGGATCAAATGAAAAACTATTTAATGCACTATCAATAGCATCTCCTGCACCCTTTATCCAATCGTTTCTATGGTCAACTCTGTCTTGTCTTGTATTATTCATATCAATTGCTGTATTTTGAATATTGGTAGCTGATGCATTAAGATTTGCACTAAATTGCCCTTTTAATTCATTGATTTTTTCCATTGTTCCATCCATTTGGCTTGCCATATCTTTTAATTTTTGATTTCTATTTACAACCTTTTCTTCCATACCTTTTGCAAAATCATCTGCAAAATGTGCTGCTTGTACTGTGTCTATAGATACACCTGGTATCTTGTTTAGAACATTAATAATTCCATTTACAATAGAAACAACACCATTATATAACCCTTGAAATATTGCTAATATTCCAAGACAAACGGCATCAATTCCAGTTTGGAAAGCATACCAAGCACCCATCATTCCTAAAATACAAGTTTGTACTCCTAACCATAAATACATAACTGCTAAAACTAATCCATACCAAATACCTTGTATTCCAAGTCCTGCAACCATTATTCCTAATTTTAAAGCATCCCAAACATATAAAATTGCATATGCAACCTTATCATTTGTGAACCAGAAATATACTAATACAGCTATTAAAGCTATTATTAGAATTACAATCCAAGTTATTGGACAAGCTAATAATGCAGAATTTAACCCCCATTGTGCTGCAGTTGCTGCCATAGTTTCTCCAGCATGAAGCATCTCTGCTGCTCCTGCGATTCCATGTGCTATTGCTAAAATACCTAAAATTCCACTTGTTATTCCAGAAATTATATTAAATGCAACATATGCTGCAACTATTCCTAAAATAATTGGTGCTACTGGCTCTAATATACTTATAAACCAAGAAATACATTCAATTAATCCTAATATTGCTTGTGCTACTAAACTTGCTCCATCAATAAACATACTAAACATTTCTTGAACTTGTTGATTGTTTGCTAATTGATTTATTTTATTTAATACTGGCTGTAATGCTTTAATTGCAATATTCTTCATTCTAGTCCATACTTGATTCCATGTCATTGGCATTTTATTAAATTTCGCATTTGTCTCATCTGCAGCTTTTAACATTGCATTTTTTACTATCTGAGCACTAATCTTTCCATCTGCTGCCATATCACGAATTTTACCAATAGGAACTTTCAAATAATCAGCAATATTTTGAACTATTTGAGGAGCATTTGAAAATACTGCATTTAAATCTTGTCCTCTAAGAACACCAGTAGATAAAGCCTGTGTCAAGTTATACATTGTAGATTCAATTCCTGTTGCATTTGTTCCAGAAATTACGAATGTTTTATTCAATTGTTCTGCAAAAGCAATTAATTCATCATTTCCTTTAAATGCTTTTCCTGCTTGTAATCCTAATTTTGTAACTATATCAGTAGTTGTTTGATATGATGCTCTTGCATTCATTGATGATGCAAAAATCTTATTTTGCAATTCTTCTACACTACCTTTATCATCAACAATTAAACTTAATCTAGCTTTATTATTTGTCATTTCATCTGATAAATTAAATAGTCCTTTTACTGCAGTTATTCCTCCAAGAGCAATAGCAATATTTCTTACTGTACTTAATAAACTATTTCCATTCATATTTCCAGTATTTATACTATTATTAAATTCTTCTTGATTATTATGAGCATTCTTTATACTACTTGAAACATTATCATAATTATTTTTTAAACTTTCTACTAGTGCTCTTTGTTCTCTTACACTTGCAATAATATCTTGTGCTTTGGCTGTTTGTGTTCCTTCTGCAGCTATTATTTTTCTTGCTTCTGATTCTACTTGTTTTAATACTTGCAACTCTGCTTGGTATGTCAATTCAGTTTGTAGTGCTGATTGATTTAATTTTTCAGCATTACTAATTGCTTTTGTAGGTGCAACAGACATTTCGTTATTTAGATCTTTAAAACCTCTAGTTGTCTTAGTTAAATTTGAATGTATCTTTGCGAATACAGAGGAAGCCATATCTTGTACCACTATTGAACTTCTTATAGTAGCCATATTCTCCTCCTTTTAGAAAAAATAAAATACAATTACTTTTTCAATTTTGCTGCCTCTTTCTTTTCATCTTCAATTCTTTTATTGATAGATGCCATTACAAAGGCTTTTTCTTTGAAATCTAAATTTAGAAATTCATGCGGAAATTTATGAAGTTTTTGAAGGCAATAATGTGCATATACAGCATCACTATCACCTTCTTCAATTAGTTTTTTGCTTCTTCAACCGCATCATCTAAACTATATCCATTTATTTCTTGAATTTTTTGCATTAAATCATCATATTCTCCTGGATTTAGCAAATGTTTTTTCAATAACTTTATAGCATCCATTTCTCCATAATGATTTTGCAATTCAACATTGTGTAGATCTGGATAAACTACACATTTATCTGCTAATAGTTCTAAATATCTTACAGTATCAAATTCTTGTTTCATTCTTTTTCCAACTTGAATTTGTTTATAACATTGCTTTCTTATTGCATCATTTTCATCTGCAGTAATGGTTTTTAATCTCCATTTTTCAGCATTTCCTTCTTTATCTTTAAATCTTTTTGAAGCAACATATTCTACTTCTTGTACTTCATCTTTCAACATAAAACTTTCTAAACTCATATTTTATCTTTCCTTTCACTAATTTAATTTTTTATTTTTATTATTGCATACCTGCTAATTGTGTAAATTTAGTTGGATTTGAAAAATCTTCAAATGTAAAGTTAATTTCTTGTTCTAAGAAATCTCCATCTACATCAAATGCTGCTAAAACTCCTCCATCTACATTACATCCTTTAAATACCATAGTACAAATACCTGCTGCTGATGTTGGATCATCATTTGTTACTTGGATATCAAAGTACACATCTTCTCCAGTATTTTTGTATCTTTCCATAAGTTCATCAAATATTGAAGTATTTTTATATATAGTGATTTTTCCTGTTCCTTTCCAACCTGTTGACTTATTACCACTACCAGTTTTTCCAAGAATATTAATTTCTTTTTTGGTCTTTTCAAACTTTGCTTCAAAATCTTTACCTTGCATTAATAAATATCTTCTATTTTCAATAGTAACATAGCATTCTGCTAATTTTGCACTTATAGCATCTTTTGCATTCATTGTTATATTAGCCATTTTAAATTCCTCCTTACATAAATTAAAAGAAGATAACTTGTTTTTAAGTATCTTCTTTCTTATTTTTATTTAAATTGATTTTTGTGTATCATAGTATCCGTTATTTGCTTATCCGACCATCCTTTTTCATATCTACCCCTTAATGTCCTTTCTTTTATCCCTAATATTTTTGATAGTTCTGCAAATGTATACTTTTTCCCCATATATTTAATTCTAATATTATTTCTTCTATTATTCTGCTGTTCCTTCCATGTTGCCCATCTACAGTTAGATGGTTCATAATTTCCATTAGTGTTTATTCTATCTATTGATAAACCTTCTTTATATCCATTATTTATGGACCAATTATAAAAATTTTGAAAATTGTTTTTCCATTCGTCACAAATTATAATTCCTCTACCACCATATTCTTTGTAATAATTTGAATTACAATTATAACATCTTCTTTTCATACCACTCCATACATTATAAAGTCTTGTTCCAAATTTTCCATGTTTGGTTGACCTAACACCTATATTAGATTTCTTTCCTCTTTCTTGAGATATCTCTTTAGTTAAACAGCCACACGATTTTGTTCCTTGTTTTAGATTTTGTAAAGTAACTTCTTTATAATTTCCGCAATCACATTGACATAACCATAATGATGAATTTCCTTTTGTTCCAATTCTTTTCTTTACAGTTAATCTCCCAAACTTTTCTCCTACTATATTTACAATTTTCATATTAAGCCCTTTACTATCATACACTATTCAACAATAATAGTCAATGTCTAATTTACCACTACTGTCATATACAATTTTTCCATTGCATTGATTACTTGAACACTTGTATCAATAGTTACTGATTTTTTATCATTTCCTATTTCTACACTTACATCAGAGTCTTCAAAATTCTCTATTGCTTGAAGTGTTTGATAATCTTTAAATAATGTAACAATATCGCTCCAAAGTGAAGTTCTTCCAGCCTCATTATTTGCTATTTTTCCAAGATATTTATAATTAAATACACT